TTCTGCTCAATATCAGCTTCCTTGATTCTTTTATGTAGCTGCTCTTTTTGCTGTCTAAAGTTTTGTTCACTGTCTAGTTGCTGTACGGTTTTAACAGGTTCTAGCGCAATATCTTCAATTTCTGGAGTATCGATATCAATTACAAAACCATCGCTTACATCTTCATGCTTATTATCAAGAGCCACGGCTTTCATCACTTCAATAGATAATGGGAGAAACTTGATTAGTCTTTTAATGACAGTTTTCTTTGCCATCTCATCAAAATAATCTTTCCAAGGTCCGCTTTCGCCACTTTTTGATTTCTTCCTGATTTCTTCCACTGAGTTTCTGCCCATGACGTCAAACTGACAACCACCATCTTTAAGTTTCGCAACTGCATAAACGAGTTTCATTTTTCCACGGTCACCGTCCCAACATGGCCTATGTATAAGAACAGAATTTAGACCTAACTCGCATTGAAACTCATCATTCTCATAAACAACATGCGCTTCCAGAGAAATTAGCTTCTCGCTTCTTCTTGCGAGTTCGATTAGCCCTCTATATCCAATTTGGAATTGTGCTTCCATTTGGCGTTTTTTGCCGTTGAAATAAGGGATAATATAAGCTTGTTGAAGTGGTGTGAAAGGTTCTAGCCCTACCTGACTTGAATCCATCAAAGCCCTAAGCATACTCATGGGATCACAATCGAGAAGCTTTGCATCTTTGCTAGCTGCTACCGTTGCGAGTTTTACCATGCGGTCAGCGGTCATGTGCTTAGGTAGAACAGAAGCAAGGGAACCTTTGCCCTTCTCTAAAAGACCTTTGAGAGTATCTAGCTTGTTAACCTGTAATGCTTTTCCTGTTTGTGCTTGTTCGTTCATGCGTTAACTTCCTTTTCTTTTTGCTTTGAAGCTGCATTGACTGCGCTAAAATTAAGTGATTTGGTTGTTACAATCTTGGCGTAGCTGTCTAAGTCTGGATCATGGTTCTCGTCAGAAAGAAGCTTCTTTAGCTCGGTCTTATCCCAGTCATATACTGTTCTGAATATGTTGTGCTTCATACCTATTGCTAGCAAATCATTTGTTGTGGGTTTAGCAAGATAGGTATCAACCTTCTTATACTCTCTAATTTTTGCTACCCAAACTGTGCCTTTTTCAAAAGTAGATCCATGCGCTTCTAGGCATTTTATAGTATAACCCTTAAGCCTGTCAGCAGCTTTTTGCAAAGATTTTTGTCTATTGTCCATATCATCTTTGTATTTTTTAAACCTCTCTGATTCTGATTCAAAGATGTCAATTACATACTTGATATCATCTACTTTTTTACTGATATCTCCTAGCAATAATTCTAGCTCGGTATCATCCGAATTTATCTCTTCTTCTAACTCTAAAAGCCGATCTTGTAATGACCATAATGATTCTTTTATCTGCATATATGTTCCTTTTTCAACGAAAAACAATGTTGCGTTTTATTAACATGAGTTTGCTATGCAAGCAACACTTATTTGTTGTTACTATGTATTTTTGGTATATTGCGCTATTGCGCTTTTAATGTGCGCTATGGAATTTTTCCTAGAGATAGGTCAGGTAGGCTACACACTTTTACTCATAGGCTTTTACATGCCCATTTAATTGCTGCTCGCATATCATCTTCGACCAGAGATTGTGTTACTTCCATTTTCCTTGGTGTTAAACGATGGAATATGCAGTAATCAATCAAGGTTTCAACTGCCTTAAAACCATATTTTTTAAGCATCATTTGCGAAAGAAGCGTTATTTGTTCAATAGGCTTTTCTTTGAGGATATCAACATTGATTACATTAGGCGCGTAGATCAAATGAAAATAACGACTAGCTTGTTCTTCATCTGTGAAAGGTTTCTTGATTGGAGATGGATTAGGCTTACTCTCTGTTTTTCTGCCTAAGAATGTTTCAATATCATCCTCTACAGCCGATATAACCCAACTGTCCCTCATTCCAAGCATTCCGTTAGCTTCTGCATATTCATAAAACTTCCTAATAGTATCAATTCCATAACGAGCTAGTGCATTAATGGTTACATGGTCGATTTCATCGGGAGTTACAAAATAGGCTAGTTGCCCTTTGGCCTTGGGTTTTGGCCAATAGATTGCCCGAATAAACGCTAATGCTTCTAAGAAATCGGGAGTTGTTCCATTTCTTCCTGAATCTAGTTGTTCATACTCTCTAGTCATTCTTTCTATCCTTCATTTTGAGGTATCGCGAATAAGCAATTTCCACTCTCTTAAACGCTGTGTTGATGTCCCATGCTATTTGTCCACATTTGCCCGTATCTTTCATATCCTTATACAAAACATCTATGATGTTGTGCGCTATATCGCCGTACTTATCAAAAACCTGATCGGTGAAAAAATGGATATCGTTGTCCTTAACCCAACTTTTCTTCTTAACTTTTGGATCGGTTATTCTGAAGATAGCGATCATCTTTCTGTGAGAAGATGTAACTTTCAGAGGGATATATTCAGGATGGTCTATAGCAACTTGGCTTATCTTCGCTTCAAATTGATCTTTAGCATTAATTTTCTTCTTTTGGATATCCTCAAAATTACCCAAATCAACTTCTTCTAATTTGTGTGCCGAGCGATCCGAAGGATAGCCGGAATCTTCAATCTTCTCAAAATTCCGGCAACTTTGACATAGGCTTAGTGGTTCGCCTTCGGCTCCACTCCCACAGTATTTTAATTCTATGTTGTTATTTTTATTCTCTTTTTCTTCGCTGCGCTCGGCTTCAAGAGAATCCACATCGAAAGACGGAATCGCGACGCTAGTATTATATATCTCTCTGTGTGATACCCCCGGGGTCTCAGCCTGATACTCTCGCAAGTTGACACCCCTAGAAGCTGCGTACTTGATGAACAGATAGTCAGTGATGTAATATGTATTTTCGACCTGTAAGCCATTGTTGTCATAGTTATTCGAGATGTATAAATAGTTCTTATCGATGAGTGATTTCACCGAGCGACAAAATGTTGGTAGGCTGATTTTAGTTGCCTTGCATATCTCTTTTCGGCTTACTCTCGCCAAAATCCGATCTTCTTCATGGAAGACATGCTTATTACCTATGAACAACAAGATTGCTGTCTCGTAAACATTGATATCATCAAGACCATAGATTGCTCCGAGTGCTCTACCACCGTGGAACGGGTCAAAGATTTTGCTTCTTAGTGGGGAATTATTGCTATTGAAATTAATTTCATCAATTTGTGATTGATTTATCATGTGTTATAAAAATCCTTCTATCTAGAAAGATTTTCACATTGCATATTGGAGCAATTTGATTTAATCACAAATTGCTTTTGCAAGAAAGCAATGTAAAAATCCTTTGGGTGTTATGCAAATCTTTACCCATGTTTGTATTTTGCAAGATGTCATTTATGGGTGATTTGTCTCAAAGGTTGATAGCTTTAAAAGCCGGTTAGGTCAACAAACTTTTCCGGCCTTTTTTTTTATTAAAACCAGTCTTTAATCATGATAATTTTTTCCAAACTCTATCTTAGTTTGTATGCCCAATTCTTTTAAAGCTTTATAATCGACCATTAGTTTTTCACTAATTGAATATTGTTTATACTTCCTGCCACGCTTCTCCGTTTCTATAACTATAACATAACCAAGCCTCTCCAAATCAGCCGTGATACGACTAATCACACTTCTTGATAAACCGGCACACTGAGAGAGCATTTCGCTATCCATTTTTAAACACAAGCCTTGTTCAGTGGAATTAACAGCTATGATCATCATAAGGAGTTTTTCGCTGGAGTTAAGCCGGTGTGTGTCCATTATAAGCCTAAGCGTTAACCGAAGACCTGACATTTTTGCCATTTGCTACCCTTTTTTTTGGTTTTTCTTTTCCAACATATCGTTCAACATAGTCTCTTAAAATTTGGGATCTTTCCCCTTCTCCAACTAAATCGCCTAGTTTATTCCAATCGCCTCTTTCAATCCAAATCGTTATTTTTATCAAATCGTTGTATTGTTTCAATTTTCTAGTCATTTTTCTATTCCCCTTTCGTCAAGACAAATGTAAGATAGACAAAATTTATTACTATTAGCAAGGGGAATAACAACCATGAACGAGAAAAATCCATTTGAAGAATTAGAAGGCGCAATTGATCGATGCGAAGAAAGATCGGAAGAGTTAGAAGCTGAGGAGTCAGGCGCTAAAAGAGAGCGGTCCAAATTCTACTTAGCAGAAATCAAGTTTGTCGCGCAAAATCAACGAGAATTACGCGAATATCTAGAAGAAAATGACAACATGAAACAAGATTTTAGAATTGTAAAAGGTGCTGAAATCTTCCCAAAAAGAAAAACAACCTACACTTTTTAGTGTATTGACAAAACATCTCCAATTAGTTAATACACCCATAGCGGTTACTTCATTGTAGTTTTTATTAAAAAGACGGCGAATGAAGAACAGTGAAGTAATCGTCTCTAGCATTTAAAAAAACAACGAAAATTTAACAGGACTATTTCAATGAAGCTTAAAAACTACAGGGATTTCTATGTCAAGACGTATAATAGTGGATGGTTATCACCATTCTTATTGCAAAAAGTTAATCGATATAGCAGCAAATAAACTGGGATCAGTTAGAAAAGTATCATTTGCAATCGGGTTATCACAAGCGCAATTGTACAGATACTATCACAACGAAGTTAAGGTAAATGACATATGGATAAAAACATTAGAACAGCTTGTAGAAAAGCTGCAAAAACAGTAAGTCTATTATTAATAACAGCCACGATGCTAAGTTGCGGTAAATCGTATGACAAAGTAGAGGGAGTACGTGGTCCTAAAGGCGACAAAGGGGATAAAGGTGAGAGAGGGGAACAAGGGCCTAAAGGAGATACAGGAGATAATAATGGCAATGGAGATGGTAGAAACCAGCCGCGCCCACAGCCAAACCCGTATCCAACAAATGAGCCAAATCCCGTCCCAACATCATACCCACAGCCGTATCCGCAGCCGCAGCCGACAAGCTACCCACAACCCTATCCACAACCTCAACCTACAAATTATCCTCAACCTCAACCAAATCCTCAACCTTTACCGCCCGTAATTGTAGTTCAGCCGCCTTACCCTACTTGTCCGACAATGCCAACGTGTCCCAACGGAAACTTATTAGTGTGTGCTTGCATCGGTAATGCTTGGCAAACAATTTCTATTTCGATCCAAGATATTTCAAAGTTTCAAATTAGAAATCATGGTCCTTGTGTTCCTTATTAATTCTGAGAAAGGAAAGTTGTAATGAAAAAAGCCCTATTTTTATTTGTTTATTCTGTATGGATGTTGCTAGTAGCTTTCGGTGTTTATGTTCAGTGGTGTGATGTTGGATATGGAGAAGAAAAAAAGCAAACTACAGGAATCATCACACAAGAAATCGATGGTGTAAAAGTACAGTATCCACAAAACTACAAAATCGTGCCTAACGACTATGATTGCATCAAGCGTGATCCTTGCGCGGCCTATAAAAAGCAAATCGAAGATCTTAAAAAGCAGTTAGCAGAAGCAAGGAATAAAACCTGTCCAAAAGCTGAAACGAAGATTGAATGGCGAGACAGGTACAAGTATATCGATCACATTAAAGAGGTAGAAAAAAAGGTTCCCTATCAGGTTCCTGCGCCTTATATGAAAAGAAATGTATTTAGGCTGCTAGGAGCTATCGGTCAAGATGGTGTTAGCACAAGTGGAGAAGCTGAAGACAGTGTTTCAACTTATACTAAGGACGCCCAAACATATTATAGCGGCCTTGGTGGTGCTGGTTATACTCGTTTCATAGATGATTCAATTGGAGTTGGAATATTCGGCCTATTCGGCGGTAATACTTCAAAGATGGTTGGCTTGTCTGGAGAATTCGCTTGGTAGTTTAATCTTGTAAAATTACCTTAAAAAATATAGATTCTATAAGCTAAAAAGTTCGCCTGATTTTCCCAAATCCGCTACGAAAACCTACCAAAATTTAAGTGCATATCTTATTATTCTGCATAAATCAGGCGAATTCAAGCTCTATTTTTTTACTCGCTTTTTAGCATTACTTTTCCAGTAACGGCAAGCTGTCCCGTACCGATAGCTAAAACAGCTTTGATGTACTTATAATAGCATCCAGACAGGTTAAAAAGCTTGTTACCATCAGCCGTAATGTTTCCGGTTTGGCTAGCGATATCATCCCAATTAACACCATCGTTTGAATACTGAAGTTTCACAGAAGCCACAGATAAAACCGTTGCGGTGATAGTATGTGTTCCCGTTCCAGAATCACCGATATTAACTATGTCCGTTCCTGCTAGTGCATGTGCTCTTGAATCAGACAAAGCAAAGGTATCAGCCGTTCCAACTATCACATAATATTTTGTTGGAGTACCAGACAAACCGGCTGGTAGAGTACCATCGCTTGATACAATTACCTCACAACCAGTTGTGAAACCATGTGCTACTGAAGTGCAGATATCAGTTACAGCCGCCGTAAAAGCTTTAGCTGCTGGAGTAGTATTGTCATAAACAATGTGAACAGAAGCGCCTGTATAATGAGTTACATCTACAGCTTCCGAAGAAGTTTCTGCAAAGTAAGTTGAGCCGAATAAATTAATGGTTTTATGATTCATGCTTATAATCCTTTTTATTGTTATTGGAGTTTCTCTGTTCGCATTGATAGCAATGCCTCTTGATGCCTTCTATTTCTGTTTGCATATAATCGAGCATTGTGGATTTTACCGCAACATTTTCTTTAACCTTGGCTAGTTCATCAACGAATTTCTCTATTTTTCTAATCATATCATCTGTTGCATCTTCTAAAGCGGACTTGATATTTCCCATTAAAAAATAGACGAGTGATCCAATTCCAGCCGCTACCGCGCACACTAAAGCAATTATCGCTTGGTCACTCATAAAGACGCCTCTCTTAAGTTAACAGGTCAACTTTAATTTTAAAACAATACCTAACAACAACACAAGCGTTCATGATATATTTTATTCATGCATAAAAATTAAAGGGAGAGAGGAATTCATAATGAAAAGAATCGCGCTTTTTTGTGTCCTTGCGTCTGCGTTTTCATGTTCGGCTGAACCACTCAACAAATCTTTTGAAAAAGATGATTCCAGAGAAGTTATTTCTTATGCGTCATTTTTACCAGAAAACACGTATTCACCAAAAAATTACTTTGCCGCTGGTAATGTCACGGAACAAGATTTTGAGGATGTACTAGAAGCAATCAGAGAAATCTATACCCCGATCTTTGAAAACTTTGGAGCAACTTTGAGCGTGGAAGGTGATTACTCCGATGATACGGTTAACGCTTATGCCAATCAAGATGGAAAAAACTGGCAAGTAAGATTCTTTGGAGGACTAGCGAAACATCCATATATGACCAAGGAAGGTTTTGCTATGGTAGCGTGTCATGAAATCGGTCACCACATTGGTGGATACCCATTTTACCAGGGTCAAAAAATGTCAAACGAAGGTAACAGCGATTACTTTGCTGCTATCTCTTGCGCCCGAAAAATGTTTGATCCGGCTTCTCCAATTTGGTTCATTGGTAATGGACTATGGAAAAATAAAAAGCCTAACCCACAGCCACAACCGTCAACATGTAGCTCACTATTTTTAATCGACAAGCAAGTTTGTCAAATGACACTAGACGCTGGTCTATCTCTTGGAAAAGTTCTAGCTGATTTGAACAAAGAAAAGCTTCCGAGCTACTCTACTCCAGACAAAACCATCGTTAAGAAAACAGCGGATTCCCACCCGAAAGCGCAGTGCAGATTAGACAGCTATTTAGCCGGAACAATGTGTCCAAATGAGGAATGGAGCGATAGCAAGATCCCAAGAAACTCAGTAGAGATGAAAGCGGTATCTTGTGATAACCGCCCTAAGTGCTGGTTTGCTAAATAGTTAAATTTGGCTGGTTCCTTCAACCTGCCTTTTTTCTCTATTCCGCTTTCTTTCTTCTGACCAATCTAAAGCTTCACCAAGCCTATGAATCATCATTGCGTTTTCAATACACGGAAATTTTTTATTAAGACCTTCAATTATAAGCTTTGCAACTTCAATCATGGTATCAACTTGACAACCATTGACGCCTACTTCTTTGATTGGTCCGTCTTGAATTCTAAAACTGATCATGTTTTGACTATCGGTGATAAAAATTGGTTTTTCTTTCCGTAGTTGGTCAAAAATATTCCAATCCATATCGAAAGGTTTTTCCCTAACAACTTCAAAACCGCCAATAACTTTCACATCTCTTAGAGTATCTAATGCCATAATTTTTTTTCCTTGTTTAAACGCACAAAATCCCGGCAAAATCAATTCTGAGGTTGATCGTACCGGGATTATATGTCTTATTTTCAGATATTTCTATCTTAGTTCTAAGAAGTTTCTTTGTAATACACCGAAAAACAAAAAGCAATCATTATTTTTTGCTATCTACTAAATCGTCTTTCTCTATAACAATCGTTGTACCACCACCCATGTGTCTATTTATGTAATCAATATATGGCCGAAAAAACCTATCCCTACATTCATAACAACACCTAGTAGAATTTTGCGTATATTCTTGATTGTTTTTAACTCTAATAGTCTCTGTTTTCTTGCAGATATAGCAATTATAAGTAAAAAGCTTTTTCATTTACACCCGTCTTTATCCCAATAATTATGCCCAAACTCCCTAACAAATAAATAATTCCTTTTGTTCGCTAACCTGTAATACCACGAATTAAACCACTTGCATCTCCTTTTTATCTCTTTTTCGTTTAACTCGAACATGATTTTATCAGCGTATTCTTGTGTTCCCCAATTACTTCCTAAATGAAAATACCAGTCATGAAAGTTAGCTCCATATCTCAAAATACTAGAGCTAGGAAGCCAATTCAAAACACTAGAGAGAGTTTCATAGCTTTGTGGTCCTACTCCATTAGGACGGAAGAAACGGCCACACACTGGACAATGGCCGCCTTTTGAAGCTAGTCCTTCCGTTATTTTTATCATTTTATGTAATCTTCGATTGCGTTTTCCATTAGGTTATCATCACGCAATCATGTAACTAATCATTGTACCGTAAAACCCACAATTACCCGTCCCCGAAGTCCAATTTGAAGTCCTCACCGCTTCTAGTACTCCTGTTGCATAAATTAATAGGTAAGTACGAACATTTTCATCTGGAGTGTTGTTATTGAATGTTGTTAAGTTATAATTTCTGTGAATCAGAGCAGGTAATAACCTAGTGGGTATGGTCCCTGTTGCTGTTGAAGATGTCGCTACCGTAGCTGTTGCTGTTGTTATTAGCTGTGGGATATACAAAGTTACCGCTTTCCCAACCCGTACAAAAGATACTGTAATTACGTTTGAATTAGTGCTTAGCCCAACATTAAAATTAGCCGGAAAAGTCCCCGTCTCATAGTAATCTAAATTACTAGCAGTACCACCGGAAGTAGGAAGAGAAATACCTGCATTAAACGTCTTAACCCCTGCAAAAGTTTGCGCCGATCTATCCACAATCCCGTCAACACTAGCACTAGCCGGTGGAATGTAAACATCTGCCGCAGCAAGGTTGTCGTAGAGTTTTACTAAATAATAAATACCAACCTGTTTTGGAGCGGTTTCGAACCCTGTTCGTGGAGTACCATTAGTTCCATCATCCGTAGGTACGCCTATGGTGGATTGATTAATTGATGCGGCACCTGTCCCTAGTACGTTAGCCGCTGAACCTGTCTGGAATGTAGCATAATATTGACTAATACCGTGAATATGCCCCTGAGATTGGTCCGGTTTATAGATACCAAGTGCAACATCATTTGCAGTATTATAAGCATTGGTTCCAGCATAGTCCGCAACACCCCTTAAAAACACCCCTTGCAAATTTGGTATTCTAAAATTAAGTGTTGCATTGGATATAGCTGCCATTGCCGCGCCGGTTAAAGTTTCAGAACATGAATTCCATGTTGTACCAAGTCTAGTCGTTAAATCTACATAACTTGCTTTTTCTAAAATAGCTCCATTACATAAAGCCCAGCCATTTTTATGAATTAGATTTATAGTTCCTTCTGCCGGTGATGTTGTTGTAAAATTTGTCAAAGTCCCTGTATATGATATCACCGTACCCGCTGGCATCATGCTTCCAGGAGCATACGGTATTACCGTGTTGCCGCTTCGAATGCCTATGTTTGCTGTCGTGGTCATATATTGAATCCTCCGGTATTAGTTTGTTTCATTAGGCAATCCTCACTGCATACAAAGTCCCAAAACCCTTCATAGTACCACCTGTAAATTCGCAAAACGCAACTAGATGAAATGTGACGTTGGAGTTTGTCCTGATAGGTATTGGTGGACATATTACATCCACTGAATAGTTAGCCGCTATACTGTTAGATGCTGAGGACAGTATTGATATTATTTCCCCGTTGGTCGGAACTCCTTCTGTGTCGGCTGCAGGTACAGTGTTGGCAGTTCCGGAAATAGAAAAGTTAACGTATTTATAAGCAGAAGGAGATGTACAAACCATCCCACCTGAGCCATAAACCATCCACACGCCTGCACCCAAGGTAAGCGTTGCTACGTCCGCTGCAGTAAGTGAAGATAGGGTTATCGCTCCGCTTCGCAGAGTTTGTGTCGGAGACTGTTTTATTTCCCCTACAATACCAGCCGCCACAGCCACGCCGTCCGTCTTCCCTACAATTCCCCCACTTGGAGTAACCGGTCCTGTAAATGTTATGGCTCCCGAAAAAGTTCCATTTAGCGGACTAGCCGAGCATTCAGCCATCCAATACGTAGTACGCGCGCTTACTTCAGTCCAATCATCAGCATAAACAATCTTTGCTGAAGTATGAGTTGTAGTTGAATCATAGCCGATTGCATCCCCTGCATATGCTGCTAGTGTTACCCTATAGCCGCTTGCTAGGTTGTTAAAAACTCCTATCCTTATACTTGAACCTAAAGCCATTTGCGGAAGATTAAGCGTAGTATCGCCGGTCAAACCAGTAACAATATAATGTTTACCTGATTCTAAGTTAACACCAGTTAAAGCCGGTGCATCTAAAACCGTTACAGCTAAACCGCCACCCACTTCTTTAAAAGAAGAACCATCGGCTATTTCAAGCTTTTTGCTAGTAGAGTTATAATAACCCGTACCAATCGTAGGTGTTAAACCACTTGATGATGTTTTTGTCGGATAAATAAATTTTGAACCTGCGTCACTAGCCGCGCCGCCTGGAAATATTTTTGCAACAATGTTTCCATAATCAGCCGCCGTTAGGTGATAGTATTCACCGGCTTGTCCACCTTGCAAAGAAGTAAGAGAGTTGTGATTTGAAGCACTAGTACCAGCTACCGGATTTAGTGCGGTTTTGCGCCAATCTATAAAAGGGATACCTGTATCAACACTTACAATAGCCGATTTAACGGCGTTAGAGTAGGTTGTTGCGGTTAGGTTAATAAATGTACAAATTGCCCTAAATTCAGGCATTGGAAGTCCGGCGGTGATGATTGTTGATATCTCACTTGACGCCGCTAGTTTTGCTTGATTTGCTGTATTGTATTGCGCTTGCCCGATTATCACTATAACCGTACCATCATTAGAAGCAAAAACATGGCTTAGTACATGATAACCGCTGTTACACTCGGCTAGTCCACTAGCGATATTGTTATAAGCCGCTCTACCCGATCCCGTGTTTATAACACCGGTACCGTTGTTTCCGTTAACCCAAGTCCATGTTGTTCCATTGTAGTAGTAAAGATATGCTTGATCGATAGCGTCTTTTTTTGCAATTGCGATTTCAATATCTTCATCCTGTATTGAACCGGCTGTAGTTGTAAACCTAGCATGATCAATGCTTGTACCATTACCGTCAATTGACACCATTGTCGGTGTAATACCTGTTTTATACTGAGTAGAAAGATAAAGATGGTTATAAATCCAAACTCTTTTTGGAAACTTTGTTGTGTGTCTTTCATTCGCATAAAAAAGAATTAATCCCGATGCATCAACATATGCAAATTCAACCAGTATGTGTGTGCTTACACCTTGACTTACTGGAAGTGTTCCACCCAAATCTTCTAGTAATTCAGTAGTACAATTTAGCCCTATAAAATGAGGACCGGAAACATTTAAAAGAGTTATGGTTTTATTTCCGGTTAAGTATTTAAGTTTTCCTTTGCAGTAATATGGTGTAGAGGTTCCAACCTGAGTTAATGTAAAAGCCCTTGTCCCGGTATTCCAACCTCTAGTCATATAAGTGTTATCGTATTCAGTCCACCCATGTGGATCAACAACATGGTAACCTGCTTTAGCGAATTCATCCGTCAAGTCTTTAACGGACACATATATTTGGCCTACGGTTGCGCTTTTAACAACAACTATCCCAACCAGGATATGCCTGTAAAGATAGCTAGGAAGTGTTTTTGTCAATGAACCGCTAGCAGTATCTAGATAGAGTAAATCGCCTTCGGTAAAAGCGTTAGTGTTAAGCCCTGTAACAAGTCCACTAGTTGTAATAAGTCCAGAATTACCGGTTGTAATACCAGCCGAAACCGAACAAATACCTATTGACTTCCACCCAATTGAATCATCAGTACAGTTTGCAAGCGTTGCAACGGGAAGCGAACTACTAGCCGTGGAAAGATAAACCGCCTTGCCATTATCGATTGTTGTTACAGCCGTGTTAATAGCAAGCGCATGACTTTCTCTACCTACCTTTAACCATTTATCTGTGAAAGTCGTAGAGATAGCCGCCGATCCCGTAACTGTATCATAAGCAATAACACCTGCTCGCCAAGGGTCAAGTGTAGGAAGTCCGCTAGTGTTATCAAGCCAAATTCCATCTTCAAAAGTTTCAAGCTTTGGATCAAACTTACCATCAACATAATCAACACTCGCCGCTTCTATCACAGAACCGGAAGCGTCCACACCCTCATCAAAAACTATCTCTCTAATTCTTCCAGTCATATTATTTTATCCTTAAATTGTAGGAAAATTATTTTCTATTGCTGTTATCTGTACACCTGACAATGATTTATTTATCTTTACAATAAAAAGGTTCTTAGTTGTATCAGTGCCAAGCCATTTACCAGAGTTATCAAACCTGATATTGATTCTATCACCTAAAGTTAGTTCATAGCCTTTATTGATTATTGTAAAAGAGTATTTTTTAATTGGATAGAGCTTATATGATTCTAGCCTGTTTTTTACTCTAGCCGAATAAGTTGAATTCGCCTTTAGGTAATGGTCATACTTGAATTTAGTTTCACCTGAAATTCTTCTAACTCTATCGCTTGTGGAAGAAACGGAAGCATCTAGAGAATAGACAGGGTTAGCGGTTATACTGCTAGCTATCTCTGTAAAATCGATATCTGAAATTACCGAGCCTTCTTTAATATCATCTTCGGTTAGCTCTAGAAGGATGCTACCATATGGCTCACTCTCAAACATTCTTACAACAAGCTTTCCATCGGCGTTTAAACACATGAAAGCCATACTAGAAGCTAGTATTTTTTCAATTATGTCTAAATAGGTATCTTTTTTTTCACTACCGTCTGGAGATATGATGTCAACATATTCAGTTGATCCCATATTTTGAGAAAAATCATAATAGCTATTACCAGCAACTAAAGTATCGCTATTAGAATCCGTTGTAATTTCTTTGACAAGTCTAGGAACAATATTTAAAACTTTTCCAATCGTGTATGTTGACATATCAGACACAACCTTAAAATTCAAAAACCTGCAAAAATATTCCATGTCTGGTACATCATCAGCCGTCCAAGGTGCATCATCACTGTAAAGCTTAAATGTCTTAGTCTCGTTGTTTGCTGAATACTGGTAGCTTTCTGACTGAAGTTGATTTGTTACCACAGCATAAATCATGTTGTTACCACCATCGGTAGCTTCAAACATGAAATAGTAGTTTTTCCAATCAAGGTAACAAGGAACCCCGTTTGTTATGGTGTAAACAGTTGGGCCTCTATAGTGAAGCTGGTAGTTATGATTAGTGATCTTTACACTTGTATCTTTCGCTCCTGCATAGTGTCTCACTCCAAATTTATTTGAAGTGTTATCCACAAACGTTACAATCATGTTTTCATAGGTATCAGGTTCAGCCGTAGTATCTCTTAAATAGACCATCATTCCTGGATAGAGATACTTAATGCGGTTTATGTTCGTGCTTTTAGCTTCAATGCTATATTCAGGATACCTATATCCTTCTGTTTCTCCAGCGCCTAAATTTGCCGAATTAACTTCAGTGATGTCAGCATTCGCAATTGCATCAATCAAAATGGGAGTTGTTGATTTATCACCATACCAGTGAAAATTTTGAAGGAATTCTCCAGTAGGACAACGACAAACAACATATTTTTTACCATCCGAGTAGGTAATATCATCGTCAACCGTTCCAACATATTTCAAACTAAAATCAGTTTCTTGATCTACATCATAGTAATCATAGTTTTTCTTGAATGTACCATCAGTTAGATAGTGAGCATTCTTTGTTTTGGTAGCTGTCTTTTTGCTACCACCGCAAAGAAACATTGGAATAAATTTTCCTCTATCTTGCTCTTTCGATTCAGGCCATTTTGTTGCATTGATAGTTGTCCATGTTTCACTATCTCCAAAAGTAGCCTCTTGCTGAAGTGCTTTTGTGAATTCAATTACATCCAGTGTTAAGTTGTTTCCACTAAATGTTGCATTTTGGCATATACCTTTAAAGATTAATGCCCTATTTTCAAACTCATTAAGAACTACCCATACAGTTATTTCAGCACTATTGAATGAAACATCATCTACAGCATATTTGTTATAGCGAGAATCATTATTTATGATGTTGATGTTAGTTGAGTTGATGCCTAGCTTGCCGTTTAAAACATCTTCGCACGATTGAACAAAGGAAGTTTCTATCATTCTTCCCTCGTATATAGTCATATCAATAACCGTAGCTGAATCAGGTTCAGAAGGTCCAAGTACATCAAAAGTAGTCGTCACAAATAGACCTATCTTCAAAACAACATATGTCAAAGCTTTATCGTAATAGAAATAGATTAGAAAATTATCCCTATCCCAGTACCAATGTCCATTTGCAGTTACTTCAGCAAGAGAATTTTTTCTTACTGGAGTAATAGCTTCAACCTTATCAAACTCAATTCCCGATATGAATTCGGTAGTACTTATTTTTTTAACATTTGAAGCATGAGTAAGATAAGTTGAATACTTCCTAAGTATTATTCTTACAAAAAGAGATTTATCAACTACGTTATCGCTAACATTAGTTAAAGTCATTATAAGTCCTTTCTAAGAATATTTGGATATCAGCGTAGCCATTAACAAAAGGATTTTGATCACCGCTTGTGGTGTATGTCCTAAGAGGATAATCAATGGCAAACATGATAAATTTGTTATCTGCTGTTTGATAGTCTGTACAGTTATGATTAAGGTATAGACCATATTCATAGCCGCCGCTCAATACCTCTAGCCCACTAAAATCAAATCTAATCCACCCTTGATGAAAATCATAAGGAGAAGCTGGCTTGGTAAAATCATCAAGAGTTAAAATGTTTGATGTTTCTATAACTTCGTTTGGATCTAGACCGGAAGCAATTCTAATAGATAAGTTGAAGTCATTTACAAAATTCTCTGTAATGATGTATCTCATGCGAATATTCTTAATTGTTCCAGAAAGGGAAGGTGTAAATTTCCCTAAAAGATCCCAACTATTGATAACTGGCTCAAACCATAGTTGACGTTTTGCATAGTTTCCAAAAGTCATGTTAGTTACTCCTGAATTCGAAATTTGCGTCAAATAGGTTAGCTTGTTTTGCTGTTATAGTTGGGTCGTTTTCAAAAACACCGTATGAAGTGAATTGATAGATATCATCGTTGAAGTTGCCGCTATCGAGAGATAGATAGAAGTTATTTGATTTCCCTATGTCAAAGTATAGCTGCTGAATAGCCGAAGTTTGATCTTTAGCAAGATTTGAAAACTTAAGACCACTGAATCTCTTATGCCTTCCATACCTCTCAAAATAAAGACCACCGGCCTGTGATTCTGTTCGAAGTGCTCTATCTACATCCTGAACAGTAAACCTAGCGTCAACCGTTCTATTGGGTAATGCGATATATCCACCTAGAAAAAGCTGAGAGAAGACAAGATTTGGTCCATAAGAGTTTTCGGGATCTATCAAAGTGAACCATACATATCTGTATGAAATCGGCGTACCTTGCTCTATGAAGTGAAAGTTTCCCTCTGCGCCCGAAGCAATGTTGACATTTAAAGGCGCTGTAGATGCATCATTGACGTTTGACGCCCTCACATTTAAAGTCGCTCCTGCCGTTAGCATGTTGGAATAATTTCTTTGAGGCATAAGTGCAAAGAAGCTGATGTCCATCGCATAACCAAGATCAAAATCAATATACTCATGAGTATGAATTCTAATTAGCCCATAAATATCGTTATCATCATCAAACAGAATATCAACATTACCGATGAAACCTATATCATCCCAAGTTGCATTGGTATCGATTGATAGCATGGCATAAATTGTATTAGAGTTAGTGCGGTTAAATCGAAACTTATAAGTTGTCGCATTATACGCGCAAGAAACGCCAACCGTTGCCGTTGTTAGTTTGCTGTTTATCTCCGCTGCTAAAGTTGTTCCTGTATAGTTTCCGTTTGTCAGGGTTAAGATAACAGGATTGCCATTAACAAGAAAATAAAGCTTGTTGTTGGTAGCATCTACTTTGAAGTTACCAGCCGTTATCCATAGTTCGCCACGATTAGAAGTAACAACGTTGCTTGCAGGAAAACCAGCAAGGTTACCTGAATTAGCTGTAATTGTCCCGTATGCAAGAGAATTGATATACATAAAGCGTGTCTCACACGCCGAACCTATGCCAGCCATTATGCAAGCCTCCTGTTATCTTTATTTAAAGACACAATCGCTTTGGCAAGAGTATCCTTATCAAGTTTTACATCGATGTATGTTTGCTGATTAGCGATGATAGCTATAAGCTGCTTTAGTAGCTCGTTTGTTTCTTCGTTTGAAACGCTTGTTTCTGCGCCCGTATCTTTCTTTGCCAGCTTATCTATGAGAGCAAATAGATTTGGTGTAGTTTGCGCCGGTACTACCACTTCGTTTGATGTAAGCATTGCTGGATATTTATCATCAGGATAGCCCTTTGGAACCACGCCGCCCGTTGCTAAAACTCCTGGTATGATGCTACCACCTAACAAACCACCACCACCACCGCCGCCGCCAATGCTGCCAACAATGCCAGTTGGATCTAACTTAGCCAGTAAATCTTTAAACCCGTCAATGATGGATTGCCCTAATGATTTATAAAAATCAGCACTAAATAGATCACTAAAGCCATTGGTTACTGTGTCCCAAATGTCTTTAAAAAAATCAGTGCTAAATATATCACTAAACCCTTTGGTTACAGCATCCCAAATGTTTTTATAAAATTCAGTACTAAATAGTGAGCTAAACCCACTTTTTATAGAGTTGCCAAGACTTGCTATAGTATCCCCTGAAAATATGCTTTTAAAACCATCTTGGATAACAGAAACTAGATCCCTTACTACCGGAAGATCAAAGATTTGATCAAAAAAGTTTCTAATTCCACTTACTATTCTATCAAAAATATCTGTTATGTTGCTGCCAAGCTTTTCAAGACCTACCTCTATCCCTTTAACAAACCGCTCCATCGATATGCTATCGATAGCATCAAGAGCCGCGTCTTTATTTACATTCCAAGCGTTTGTTATTTCATCCATGAAGCCGCCAAACTTATTAAGAGCAGCATCAAACTTTTCTCTAAAATAGTCACCAAGACCTAGTGCAATTCCTTGTATTGCATAACCAATAGCCATCCCTATCATGGCGATTGATTCCCATACAATATCGACTAAAACCTTAATCATTGGGACAGAATCTTTTCCAATTTCTTTGAAAAGAGGTTTCATAGCAGAAGCAGAAGCCCTCATAATTTCAGGAAGAGCTTTCAATATGACCATTAATATATTTGGTAGATTCTCAAAAACTTTATTCATGATAGTAGGAAGGTTTTGAGTAATACGGTCAAGTACATTTGGTAGCTCGGTCATAAACTCATCAATCTTCTGCATTGTCTCGCCAATCGGTCCCGATGCAAGCTTGATTTGTTCGCCTATGATTCCACCAATTCCACTTCCTATTGCACTTCCTATTGGCCCCCAAATAGCGCCAACCGCCGAACCTGCGCCTTGAACCATGTTAGCTATAATATCAGGAACAGCTTTTTTAGCGCCCTCTGCGCCTTGTCCCATAGCTGCCACAAGGGATTGTACGTTTGATGACATGCTAGTTATTATCGAAGGAAGATTTTTGCTAAAGAATTGTTTTACATTCCAAAGCCCTTCACCTATGGCAATGGTAACTGCTGTAAAGCCGTCAAACATTCCTGGAATTAATGTATCTGGTAAAAATTTACTAGGTTTGTCTTCTTCTTTCGGGTCGTCCCCTTTTTTGGGTAACTCTCTTTTCTGTCTTGTTCCAGATATAGCACCACCTGCTAGGATAAATTGATCTAAAAACTTGGCCTTATCTAACTCCTCTTGCGTCTTGAAAGGAAAGAATTCACTTTCTTTTTCTGCTGTAGATTTTGGAGTATCTATCTTTGGCGCTTCTATTTTGTCTATCTTTGGCGCTTCAATCTTCGGTGGTTTTAGCTCTATGCCTTTCAGCACATTTGGAATATCACCTGCATTAACAGTTGCCTTTATCTCAATTGGCTTTTTATTTGCAGCTTCCTGAATTCTTTTTAGTGCATCGTCAAAGTCTTTAAGATCCATTTTTGTGAAAGAATCTTTACCGATATTTTTGAGAGATTCTGCTAGATCATCACCTCTTGTTTTCATCCTATCAATTGCTGCGTTGATATCGTCCAAAGCTGTCTGCTTACCTGACATAGTACCAACAAGCCATAGCCAAGAGTTGCCAAGAATCTTTAGACCATCAACGAAACTCATCACCCCTTTGAGCATTGCTTCAAAAAGAAAGGCAATTGACTTCATGAAGGACGAGACAGAGTTGAGCGAAGGAATGAGATCCCTGATACCTGATATCATCGCAGATATTCCGCGATTGACAAAGCCTATGCTAGAGCTTGTTCCAGCCTCTATGCTTGCCGTAGCGCCCATGAAAGCATTCGATATCTCTTTAATCGATTGAGCGACCATAGGGTTTTGAACTATCATGTTACCCAATGAAGCCGCAAAATTACCATATACGTTTGAAAGCTGGGCCATAGCGCCTGAATATGTGCTGATTTCAGCCGTTGCCGCGCCCGAAAACGCCCTACCCACTATCTCAATAGCCGCGCCGCTCTTTAAAGCCTCCTCGGATACACCGCGAAGTGCTGGAACAGTTTCATTAAGCCTACCAGCCGTTCCGTCTAAAGATCTGCCTAATAGTTCTACAGCCGTTCCTAGATCGATCTTCATGGCTGAAGATAGGTCAGCCGCCGCCCTTACTAGCTCCTGCGCTTTGGTAGATGATTTCGTGAAGTTCATAGCTATGGCAAGTTGACCATTGATAACATCATCATCAATCGTTGAAACAGCCATTAAGTCCGTTGCAAACTTTTGCATGGACGCCGATGTTTCAGTTGTAAGCTGCCCGCTTCTTGCCAGTGCTGCGTTAAGCTGATTTAAATTGTTCTCAGCATCTACAGCCTCGTCAATCATTTTGCCAAAAAATCCGGTAACCATTTGCGCTGAAAAGTAAGCAGCAATACCAGCGCCAACCGCTACAATTTTACCTTTTAAGTTATCAAGCGATGAAATAGCCGAAGATGCATCAATGTTTAATTTTGTTTGAGATGTTTTAGCGATTGATTTTTGAAGTCCATTAAAAGACTCGTTAACTCCATCAACCGCGCTATTAGCAGCCTTACCAAAATCATTAACACCTTTTATTGCATTGCTTGCATCAAATGACGCGGTTAAATCGATGTTATTATCTGCCACGTTTTCCCCTTCCCTTGGAAGCTTCGTGTTTCCTAGCTTCGGATTCCTGCTTTTTTATTTCTGCTTCAACATTAAGCAAACAAGTTACTGTGTAGCAATCTAGCTCATTTAAATTTGAAGTATATCCAAGACCGGCAAGAGTTTTTCTTTCAATGTATAATGCTAAAAAAGGCATTGATTCAGGATTTACGCCCTCATTAATGCCTTTATACCAACATTTAGTAGAAAATCTTAACCGGTCTAACTCTTTTTTGGGACATAGCCATTAGTTACAACTTCACTTAAAAATTTTAAAAATGGAGTAGTAATTGAATAGCAACTAAGTGTGTCCCAATCAGTTATAAGATCACTACCATCAATTGGAGTACAGTTAACCTTAGAAATAAGAGATACAATTATCTTAACATTAGCGTCTTCGCTATCTCCTAGACCTTCATATTTTGAACGAAAATCCATCTTTTCTTTTACTGATGGAATATCGATAACAACATAAGAATCTTCGGTGAATCCTGTATCTTCGCAAATTTGGCTTAATAGTATTTTCTTTAAAAGCATTTCTATATTCCTTTCATGTGTAAACAAAACTAGGCTTTGTTTTTTAGACAAAACCCATGAAAACTTCACTTGAACCATCATCAGGTACAAACGCGCTCACTTCAAACTCTACCGTAGTAAGTGATTCATCATCACCCACGGTAAAGCTATCAACCGAGCAGTATGGAAGATAGATTCCAAAGTTTTTACCTGGAACCCAGTTACCACCACTCTTTAAACCGCCGATATACTGAAACCTAGATTCCAAGTTTTGTAGAAGTCTGTTTATTTTATCAGCATCGAATTGATTCATAAGTCCTGAAACAGTTGCTTTCACTGTTCGGCCAGTGATCACAGAACCAGACCGGCCAGAAGCCGCGCAAATGTTGTCAATAACTTTTCTCTCGTTAGTAAGAGTTACTTCAACCTTTGATGGTCCAAAGCATACGTTATCAGTTGCGTCACCAAAATAAACGATATGACCTTTTGCAGATAGTGGATCACTCTCGTCAAAACTTGGTGTAAATGGAGCGGTATAAACTTGCGCAGTTGGAGCGGTATAGGTAACCGCAAGAGTTTCATCAGCCGCTACCGCAAAACCTAAAGTCGTTCCAATGGTTCTTGCTGTGTTCGCTCCTGTATTCCAAAGAAGAGAGAGAATAGCACTACTAGAAGTTGCAATTGTGAATTTACCTGTAGAGTTTGAGTAACCTACAGTAATAGTTTCAACCGTAAGAGCGTCAATAGCTGTTTGAAGTGCCGATGCTAGCTCTTGTGGTGTTTTGTAAAATCCAGTTGCTACGCGAGCAGCATAGGTTCCAGTGTCGTCTGTGAAATCAAGTGTGTCGTTAGCTACGGTGATTTCAATTTGATTAAAGAAGTATTCCAAACCTTCTAGCTTGAAATTTCCATTTATAAGCTGGCCAGCTTCGGCTGAAAAGCTGATTTCAGTTACCTTTGCGCCTCGCATCATGTCTTTAGCGCCGCCGTTACCAATGTAGCGCCACAAACTTAAGCTTGGATGTGTTGCCGTATTGACTGGGTAGTATGTGATAGCTTTGCCAAGACTAACACCAACCGCTGGAGCTACTGGAATGTTAAAGCCAAGGGTCATAAGATCGGTCACAGTATCGATAGCATGGATAAAAGCAATCGAGTAGCCGTTTGTTGCATCCTTGATGAGTAAAGGTTCACCAACAACAAACAATGAAGCGTCTGCTACTTTTACAGCCGTAATTGTTGAACCTGCTACGGTAACTCTTTCAGCCGCCGCTACTCTAACACCACCGAAAAGCGATTCTAAGAGTTTTCCCCATGCTGGCGCTTGTCCTTCTACTCCGCTTGATTTCACATAGTGAGAGAAGCTAGCCGTTGGGTTTTCTGCGCCTGTGATCTTTTTAGCCATACCTAACGAGTTTTTCATTTCCTCATTATCTAGCTTCTCGATTTCTGGAACCATCTCTAAGTCAGATTGAATAGGTATAAAATCAGTTGCCGCCGCTGGTTTTGTGATAGTCCCTTCGGTAGCTTCTTTCATGATAGCAAAAACAGTTGATTTATTACTAATTGGCATTTTAATAACTCCTAAAATGAAATTCTAGTTTCCACATCTATTTTTAACTCGCACATGATAAACTTTTTATCATCTCTCGAAACTGGAAGAACACCGTTGTCATTTCTAACCCTTGCGATAACATTTCCACCTGATACCGCAATGGTTTGATCGGATTCAATGGCTATGCATACCGAGTTAATCGCTTCCAGAAGTTTTTTTACTGAATCATCATATAGATCATCATCGCTATTTGTTCCAAAAGCTTCAACTGATATCGTGAGCATATAGGTTCTATTCCAAGTTGAAATAGAGCATAGATATCTGTCAACATTTTGGCTTGAATCCGCAATTAATGACCACCCTTGACGCAAAAAAGCATCAAAGTTATTTGAAATATCATTAGGGTCAGTAAGCCTATACCAACCAGTAAGAGTATTTTTTACAATATTAACTAAAGCAGTATATGAGTCACCTATAATTGTCATCTGTAAAATCCCATAGGTTGCCGCTGATTAGTTTGACCTGTCTTAATAAGAGTTGTGCTTTTTGGAGCACAGTATTTTCTTGATTCAAGCGATTGCACAAATGATTTGTTTGCTTGATTCATATCGTCTTTGTAGCGTACACCCATGCCACGATAAATTAATTCAGCCGTTTTGTGTAAAGCTGGTTCTTTCATGAGACGCCAATCAAGAAACTGTTCGCCTGAAATGACCTGATTTCTAGCTATCAATTCTGATATTGTTAAGTCGGTAGCGATAATTCTTTGATCTAGCCAATCTGTTTTAGTAGCGCCGAAAACTTTAAAGTAATTTGTACTGTTTAGATCGGGATACTGCATAAAAAGAGTTGTATCAGCATCAACAAAGAGTTGCCCGACATATTGCAGAGTAATAGCATCAAGTAGTAAAGATGGTTTTAGTCTTGTCCAGTACATACCGTAGTAGCCATCAACATTATTTAGTTCAGCAATATACCTGGAATCATACGAGCATGGAGCCTTATCATCTTTTGCTATCAAATTAATCGTTCCACTTTTACCCAGTGTCGCGCCTGATACAGCCGTACCATCCAACACCTTATAAAAGTCTGTAAATGAAGTCGCGTCCCAAAAAGCAACACTTAGCACACTAGCGTTGTTATTTACTGCTGTGCTTAGAAGTTTAAGATATAAAGCGTTAAAAGGAAGAATTGATCCAATATATATTGCATCCGTTGCGGCCAGAGTTAGACTAGAACCAACATGATTAACATCTGTCACAAAATTAGTGATATCAGTAATCACATTTGAAATTTTGGTCAAAACTATACTTTGATTTATCATGTTTTAACCTTAAATATATAAAATGAAATGTTAAGCCAATATAATTAGCTTAACATCCACACATGAAAGGAATGTGTATGTAAAACACCGATTAAAAGCCCTAATTAACCGGCGTTAACATCCTTGTACCAAACTTCAACTACAATTTTTCCGGTCAATAAATCAGCCGTTCCGATTGTCATTGTGATTTTTTTACCATCGGCCAAAATCATTGGAACCGAAGTTGTAGCCGCCGCCGCAACTGCGTCTGCTGTTAAGTTAGCTACCGCGCCAGCCGTTGCATCAACGAAAGCATCAGCATTGTCAGTGTGTCCAACAACAACCGTAGCCGAGCCGCCAGAAGTTACAGCCGTAGGAACACGAACAATAACTTTTTCAATTAGCGTTTTGCCTGAAAGAGTACCAAGAATATAAACTTTGCCGGAATAAGCACCGGCGTCTTTTGTGAAATCATAAATTAAAGCTACTCTTTTTGTTTCTCCGGTGAAGCAAGGCGCAAAAGTTTGGTGTGCTTTAGTAACTACGTCAGTCATATTTAAACCCCTTTTGTTTCGAAAGTTTTATTTCTTTTTTTGTTTAACTTCAGTTTGAGCCATTTCTATTTTAATCTCATCCTTTGGAATAAAGAAAACAACAAAATGACTCATTTTTGGCACGATGCTGATTAAATAGCCTACTCTGCCACTTCTCAGAAACTCATTCGCATCTTTTTCTGATACGAATGTTAAACATTGTGATTTAGTGTAGTCCATTTAATCCTCAATTAGCTTGGATCGGTCCAAGCAGAGTTGTAAACCATGTAGTGAAGATCATCACCAGCGTATGCGTTTTTAGCCGCGCCGCCTACTAGCTGGCAACTAAGAAGCACACCGTTTTTATAGTTAGAGTGAAGATCGGAAAGCTTCCAAACTGGTTGTTGTTGCATTACCCAATAGAGCCAATCACGATGCATAAACATTGCTTGTGCTGTAGAGAGCGAGTTATCTTCAGCAACATTAAAATCTAGAAGTCTTCTGAAACTAGATGTAGCAGAAATTGGAGCGTCACTTACATAGTCGCTGTTAGCAAGTGTGGTATCAATCGAGATATCACCGTTATAACTTGGATCGATGAAAGCAAACCAGTTACCATCCTTTGGCCATTTTTTAGCACCTGCATAAACTCTAGCGCCGCGAAATTCTGTCTTAGAAATTGTGGCAACACCGCTATCAACCGTTACGCCATCAGTAAGAGTTGTCTTACGGAAAGAATAAAGGTGAGCGTTGATTTTGTCGTTTAATGCTTGTGTCATGGTTTCGCGTAGTTTCATATCTCCAGTATCAAGCATTGACTGGAGTTGCGCCAAATCTTCAACTTCAACCGCAATGCTGAAAAGTTTATCAGCTACGATTGCTGTTCGTGTCATGGCTACTTTTTGAGCAGAGAAGATATCGGCGTCAACACCGGCTGTTCTTTTTTCAGCAGTCATAGGGTTGATCACGTTTACATAAACGGTATCGCCTTTTCTACCGATAGAACCTTCATAAGAACGGTTAACCACATTTAGAAATGGGTTATTTTGAACAAGCTGGTTTGCTGACATTGGTGCCCAAAACTTTTGGATTTGGTTTGTAACGTCACCCAGTAATGTTGCCCCTGCTACCATAATGTTTCCCCTTTATTTATTTGTCGATTACATCTTTGTAACGCGTCTTTTGCTCTTGATAAGTTAGTTTAGACCATGCTTCATAAGTTAGTTGAGTACCACTACCCTTTGAACCAACTTCCCCCATCATCCTAGTATTGCCTTTTGGCTTTATAGTTTCTGGGTACATAGTTCTAAAACTCTCAGCAACTTTAGCCGCTGATAAATCATCTATTTCACCTGATTCTGGGTTGACTTTTACTTCGTTTAAATCGATCAATCCGAAGTATTTTTCATCAAGCCCACCACCAAGTTTAGAGATAACCTTGGAAAGCTTATGACTAGAGACTATTCTTTCGTTTAGAGTTTCATACTTAGTAGATACTTCTTGAGTATGTGCTTCTAATTCTTGAATTCGTTTCTCTCTAGCTTCGATAAGACCTTTCCAGTCTCCATCTGATTTCATTTTTTCATCTGAAACCTTATTTAAACTTTCTTCTAAAGCTTTAAGCCTAGCTTTCGCTGCCTTTGCTTCATCCAAAGTTTTAGTATAAGTTTCGTATGAAACTTGTCTTTTATTGTCTTGATTTTTTTGCCCGCTGCCACCGGCATTAGGATCGGTCCCACTGGAACCATTTTGATTAGAATCATCGTTTGAATTTTCATTCTCTGTAACCATAACTCTTCCTTTCATGATAAACTAATTATTTATTTTTTAGCAAGCCCGAAAATGAACGAAGCCAAAAAATTCTCACCTGTTTTACTTCTTGAAAACTCATCTTCATATAAATTCTATTGCGCTCGGCTTGCCATTTTGTTTTTGATTCATTACTAACACCTGACCTATCAGTTCCAGTTGGTCCAATAACAACCGAGTTTTTCCCTATAGCTTTCACTTTTAGAGAATCAAGCATAGAGCCTGTTAAGGTTAAATTGTTTCTAGTTGGAGTAGTGCTACTTGACAAACCTTTAAACTTTTTTCTAAACATGATATACTTTTCGGTTATCGGAAAATTTCTAAGAGGAAACTTCTCTTGCAAATTTTCTTCAACACCCGAACCAAGCCGCGTTCTAACCTTAATTTTCTCAACTATGAATTGCCCTATTGATTCTAACTGTTTTTTATCTGTCAAAGCTTCAATTGTGTTATTAAGATTTTTTACAAATCTATCCAAATCTTTATTTGCCACGTTTTAAGTCCTTTCCCGATATCCAAGCTAGGGCCTTTAGAGCAAAGCTATCCTCTTTAACTGGCTTTTCGTGCTTTTTTATGATTGAGTTGAGTTTGTTTTTCTCATCACCAACAAAACCAAGAAACGGTCTTTTAACTTTCGATCTTCCTTGCCATCCTGTAATGTGTCCATCAGCTTTGTCATTAGATAAAGAACCTCTCTCAAAACCTATGACAAGCTTATTATCCTTAATGTCTAATACCGATATGTCCGCTAGCATGTCACCCGTTTGAGTTAGATCCACGCTAGAAGATTTACCGGCAATTTTAAAATCTAGGCTTTGCATGTACTCTTTCGAATACCTAGGGAACCTTCCACCTGCATTATTCTTGCCGCTTTCTGTTCGCTTTCGCATGTACTCGATAATATCCTCACCAAGAGCTAACTTTTCTTCATTAGTCTTGATGGATTTTGGAAGGATAATATCAAATTTTTGCCAGTCCGCGCCCATTTCAAACCTCCATTGGTATAACTTTTTCAACCACTGGGTTAGAAGCAATTGTCCTATCTTCTTGTATCTCAGCGATTAACTCATCTATCTCACTTTGTGACATAGTTGGGTTAAGCTTTTTGATTGCGCGTTTTCTAGAAATCAAAGAATCTTTTAACTCTTTGACAACTTCATCTATGATTTCCGATTTTGTTTTAATGACTTCTGGTTGTTCAAAAGTAGTTTCAACGTAGCAGTTAGGAGAGAACATTCCTTGTGGAATAGAAGGATTTTGAGACTTCCAAATATCATGCCCATGATGAAGAATGAAATCAAACATAGCCCGTTCTGCTTTTTTATAAGTTTCCTGGTTTTTAGAAACGATAGCAGACACATCAGCTTCATCTATCATTTTGCTGATACCTGATGATATCTGTCCGCTATTAGAGCCAATCACACTAGCAGATATGCCTCTTGAGTTAAGCCAAAGCTGAAGTTGAAGCATGATACCATCAAACACTTCTTTGATATCGATGTCAGGTTTTAAAACTCCTACTTCTGGTTTGTTTGGTGAGTTTTCATCTACAGGAAGAAGATTAAAAAAAGCGTTTGGTCCCCTTTTTACTAACTCCTCTTTTACATTCACTCCCCAAATCATAGCGTAGGACATATATTTCACAGCATAGTTGATGTCACCGCACAGCATGGGAATAAGCGTAGAAACGCTGATCATAGATTCATCAGGATAAGGCATACATGATGATGAAGATTTTCTAGCGTAAACATATGGAAGCTTGTCATAGATGTTAACACCGTCAATGTTTTCCATTGCGCTCATTGCTTCTGTAGCTAGCTCACCATCAAGAAACTGTATCCAAACTTCAAAGTCAGAAACGCAAAGGAGCATGTCTCTTTTTTTGGCGTCTTGTCCATAATACTGCGCTATAATGTTCGCCGTTGTGCAATCTTGTGTGTCCTCGCTCACAACAATATAGCTAGAAGGTTCTAATAGTTTAATAGCTGGTTTATTAGTAGCGTTATTATAATAACAATATAACAATAACTCTTTGTAGTGGTTATAATTCTTATCTAACTTGGTTCCAATTTCATCAAAACTAATGTTTTTTAAATACCATGTTAACATTTCTTCATCAGATTCAACACCATCCACTAGCCTTCGAACAGGATTTTGCATGTATGCCTTGCTGAGTTTGTCAACTATTCGGCTGGTAAGCTGGACGTCAAGAATTCTTGACGCAATTTCTTTGCGCTCTTTGGGATCTATGATTTCATTTTTGATTCTGTTTATAACGTGCTTTTCAATCGCGCCTTCATAAAGATCATAGAGAATTGCCGCGCTATATCTTCTTTTGTTTGGATCATCTTTCCAAATTTCACCTATCTGTTTTCTCGTATCTAAATCACTCATAGTCAATATTCCTTCTCTTTATTGCATCATCCAAAGTTTTCTTATTCGAGTAATACCGTTCGGAAGCTATGATCCCATAGCCTAAAGCCGTTGTGATATGCTGATAGTCGTTTGAATCATCTTCAATCAAACCGGCCTTATCTTTTAGCTTTGTTAGTTTCATGCCCTTGATTAAAACTTTACACCCTTGATATATAAAAAGCATTATTTCGCCTAGTGCATTTTTACAAACACCATTAACTTTATTATGTCTTGTTCGAATTGGTGGATTAGCTAGTGGTATTTTCTTTGAAACAATGAGTTTCTTTTGGTCTTTTCTTTCATAATTTTGAAGATAGCCCATGATGATATCGTAGTCGGTTTTTTTGCTTCTTGTGTCGTTATGTGAGCCAGCCGCGTCACCATGCACAATGATTTCATGTGAAAAATTATCTAGAATTCCTTTATCCGCCAATGCTTCACAGCTATCTAAGGTACGCATACCTTCAACGACAACCTCATTAAAAAAATGAAAGGTAAAGTAGTCACCGCAATCTTTTACTTGGAATACAGCACAAGAGAGAGGCTTTCCATTGCCTATGTTGAAGTCCCATGAGATGTGGACAGGTAATGCTAAATCAACTTCATAGGCTTTTTTGACAACATTGTGATCACCGAATTGATAGTAAATGACTTCTGACCTTAGTTCTAGCCAGCGTCCAAAAATCATTCTTAATACTTGTTTTTCGTCAAGATCCCTGATGATGCCTACAATGTAAGATTTAGGTAGAAACGGGTTATCAAATGTCAGGGAATAATAGACGTGTCTCGTCTCATGCTTTTCAGAACCCTCTATATAATACTCATAGAGATGGTGAGATGGATCATCAGGGTTAGTGGCGCCAATGAGCAAACATTCATATTTACAAACTTCTGGAATTCGCCCTAGCCTATTCCTAACCTCTTTAATCGCCTGTTCGTGCTTTCCCCTAAATTCTGTCATTTCCTCAAAGATTGCCATGGATAGCTTGAGTGATCTTACCTTGGTGTATTTACCATCGGTAAAAGATCGTGATATAATACTAGATCCATTTCTAAAATGAATTTGACAACGAGTGTTATTGATCCAATAGTCTCGTCCTTCTACCAAGCCATCGCAAACTAAATGGTCAACTATCTCTTTAAAAATAGTGTCCCTTAAATCAGGGAAAGACATTCTAAATAGCCCTACACATGCCTTAGAAAACATAAGGCAATGGCTTATAGCAAGGTGAGCTAGAAAGATACTTTTAGCCGATCCAACCGAGCCAGAAAGCAAAACCTCATGCTTTCCAAGCGAGTAGTCATATTTTCGCCGAATATCAAAAAGACATTTTTTTTGCCATGGAATGACCGGCTTAAACGTGTCAATCGTCACGCCGCTATTGGTTGAAATCGAGTCTCTTCGTTTCCAATAATAGTCAATATCATCTAGTTTTAGTGCTGCGTTACTCTGCATTATCATCCTGATTATATGCAAACATAAAAGGCTTGTCGCCAAAATCAACTTGTGAGCTATCTTTCATCCCTAGATAGTGCTTTGAAAGATGGATAGCCGCTTTACATGCGTCTTTACTATCTCCCATAGCAATATGGTAAAGTCTTCTTCGCAAACTAGCTTTACCACCGAATGAAAATCTTTCTTTCCACGTCGAAAAATCAACTGAATATCGCTCTTGTATAAGCTTAGAAAGCGTCTCAAGATGAATGTCAGTAAAGCCACAAATTTCTTCTTTAGTACAATTTGCCAAAGCGTATTTTTCTAGAAGATGCCACCACTCATCAGATAATTTTATCGGTGGTCTTCCTGACCCTTCGCGATCACCGCCGTTGTCTTTCCACGGTGAATCCTTTGGTGGTTTCTTTGCATTCCTATTTTTATAAGCCATTAAATATATCCTTTTAATTTATTGTGTGGTTTATTATTATTATATCATAACTATGTAAATGTTAAGAGTTTTGAGGTAAGCCATGTTTGCGTATAAAGAATTTTTAGTTAATGCAAGTTGCCCATATTGCGATAGAGAATTTTCAACAATCATAGGCCAGCTTCAAAACTCTTTTATGTATCGCTGCTCGGATTGTTCAAGAGGATTGACAATTCTGCCTTTACCAACGATGCAAGCGTTTGTAGAAGTAGGAACACCAAAACAGCTTATAGTAGATATCATACCACTTAATAAGGAGTGTTGCGGCAATGTTTAATCGAATAAAATTTGCTTTCCAAGGAAGAAGTCCCGATTGGCATTCAGTGAGAGCTAATTTTCTGAAGATTAATAAGAGATGCACAGCTTGCGCCGCTGATAGCAAGTTAGAGGTTCATCATATAGAACCTTTTCACATACACCCTGAATTAGAATTGAATGAGAAGAATTTGATTACTTTGTGCAGGAATTGTCATTTAGTGATCGGTCACCTTCGCGACTACAAACTACACAATAGGAAGATAAGAGAAGATTGTACGAGTTTCATGCTGAAGAGAATTGAAGCAATGGCTTTGGCAAGAGCCACAGAATACTACTCGAATAAGTAGCCTTTTATAGATTCTTGGTTAGCTCTATCATTTTCATGACAAATTTAGAATTAGGAACAAATTGGCCGCTTAACCATCGGTATATTGTTCTTTCGTTACAGCCTAGGTAAGCAGCTAGTGCAATGTTAGTCTTAGTTACCTTTATGCTGTTTTTTATGAGTTGTTCAACTTTCATATTATTCCTTAACTTCTAGGTTATATCTTTTATTTAGTCTTTCCATGCAGTTTAAAGCAGCTAGCCCGCCTTCATCTGTGTAGTCAAAATTCCATCCAACAACACCATCTTCCCAGCTTTTCCCGTCTACCCTTTGTAATGTCCATTGGTCGTTGTTTGTTTCTTCGTTTTTGGTTTTTATGATTTGAAACATGTTTTTCTCCTTAATATTCTAGTTGTTCGATTATCGTATCAAGTCTTGCAATGATTGAATTTTTAAGACCTATGTTCGTTGTGTCCGTTGCATTGATGCATTCAGCTTCGAATTCTTTAGATAGTGCTTCATGAAACATCTTTTGTGTTAAATCTTCGATCTTTCCCATGCGGTTACAAATCATGTTATTGATCAATCTATGGCTAGCTGTTTGCATCTTCGTTCCTTTCGTTGTACATGGCGTTAGTGCCATGAACAACTTCTATAACAACATGACATTTGTGTCAATAGTTTTTTATTGTAGCCGTATGATCGTGCCAAACTATTCCTTCAATATCGCCTCCTCTAATTCCAAGAGGTCCAGAACATTGACAATTGCCATATGGACAAAGCTTTTTCCTTGCTGCTTTTACTTGCCTAGAAGATAAATTTCCGTCTTTTGTGATCACATACGCTTCTGTATTATGAAAGGAATTTGTTAGTTTAATTTTCATGATTTACCCATTTGTTTCATCTTGGTAATTGTCTAAAGAGTTTTTTACATTTTTTCTTTTACGCTATTGTATAGGTTAATGTTTGATTCTTTATATATTTTACTTGTCGTATATTGATAGATATATGCTCCATTAATTTCTTTATAAACTGCCCAACAAGCACCGTTATCAACAAACTTGAATTCTCCTAGTATTTTCACGCCTGACATTTTTGATTTATCTATCATTCTTTTCATTTTGTTTTTCCTTAGTCCGTCATGGCATTAGTGCCATGTCCGAGTTATAGTATAGCATGACATTCGTGTCAATCTTTTTTTATCGAAAATAAAAATAATTGCTAAAAAAACGGTATCTATGTAATATTATTTACAAACAATGGAAGGAATAAAATAATGACAATTTTGATTGGCATCGATCCCGGAAATCGTGGCGCTATTGTTGAGATAGATACATATGAAAAAGCCTGTAGATACATGAAAATTCCATATTGCGAAGATGGACTACTTGAAGTTGATTTGATTAATGCTATGTTCAATTTTCGCTGCGCTGATTTCATTTACTTGGAGCAAGTACATTCTAATAAAATTTGGGGAATTCCTAACAATTTTGCGTTTGGCGGTTATTATAATCAGATGAGACTAATGATCAAGAAACACCCTAATCAGCTTGTAACACCCAAAAAATGGCAAGCCAAAGCGCATGTTGGTCAGGGATCTAAAGATTTAACTGCAAAAGAAAAAAGCCTTATAGCGTTTAAAAGGCTTAATCCGAGTTTTGGGAAGATTCAAAAAGGAGATGATGGAATTATAGACGCTTTCTTTATTGCGCGCTTTGCAGGGCAAGATAACAGCGTCACGGTTCCAAATGATTTGCTATTTATTGAGTGTGTTTAGATATCAAACCCGTTATTATTCATAATCGTCAAATCATGAGATATATCTATAAGATACCTACCCATGACAATAGCACTATCGATCATAGTTTTGATTCTTGCAACTGTTTCATCTGCTTTAGAATGATGCACACTACAAAGAATATAGCTATCAAACTCACCTTTAACTAATTTACCAAAGCAGACTACTAGCTCTATGTCTCTAGCGTCACCTCTAGTTTGTGTAGAAGTAATTTGATAGTATAAATATAGATCTAGATTGAGCGTAATAGATTTATTTATAACTAAATACACGGTTATGCTTCCTTACACTCTATATCTTCAACTTCATCATCTCTAAACATAACTCTCTTAACCAAATCGCTCATTTCTTCATCAGCGCCAAGTTTTTCCTCTATGAAAACCACACCGTCTTCTAAACCAACACTATATTTGTGTTCTTCAAAATCGGCTGGAAGATATCCCTTCTCTTTACAAACCGAGACTAGCTTTTCCCACAGCGGATTAATTTTTGTCTTAACAATTTCTCTAGCCCTAAGATTAATTTCTTTTTCTAACTCATCAAGAACACCACGGCATTCTTTCATTTCTTTTTGAACAACAATTAGATCTTCGTCTTTACTAACTATAGCAACCGCTTCTCTCATTTTTATTACCTCTCATAGTGTTTTATCCGAAAAAACATGCATACCGTTTTAACTATTTTGTTGCAAGTTTATTCCTTATTTTCCTTATTCCTAAACTTCTCATATTCGCGACACACAGAATATTTATCAGAATGATACCAACTGTTAGCTGTCCAGCCGCCAAACGCGCCTATCCCAATTAAAAAAGCTGCTACCATACAAGCGACTAAAAACGCCTCACCATCCCCTTTGCTTACCATTTATCATTTTTTCCTATTTGCCCATTTCATTAATTCCATAGCCATTGACCATTTCATGCTGTGTACTCCGCTTCTCCATTTAAATACGGTTTGCCTACAAACACCTAGCCTAGCTGCTAGCGTGTCCACAGAACCACATTTAGCTATAGCAAGATTGACAATTCTCATCTGTTCTTTGTTAAGATCTAACTTCTCCATGTTTCACCTCGAAAGCCACAATTTTGCTTATTCTTCCATTCGTCATTTTGTTTGATGTTGTGATAATTCTCCCAACCGTTTCATCCTTTTGCAGCAATTTACCTAAAATATCAACATACTTTCCAGCTTCCGGCCAGAAAGGGAAAAAATTTGGATAAACCTCATAGGTATGTGTCGTGATTACTGCGCCGATATCTTTTACCATATCCCTGGTAATTTCCTGCGTTTCAACCTGAGAATCTTTTGAATCCTCTAAAGACATATGAACTATTTTCCCACCATTGTAATAGATGTCTATTAGCTCTAGCTCTTTTGCTGAAGTCTTTCTTTCCGTTCGAATGTTGCCGCAATAATAACAAGTCGTTCGGCCTTGGCAAATATCGCATTGCTGCGAAGATTCAAGCATCATTTTTCCCTTTCAATTTTTTCGATGAATTCGTGTTTTTCTTTGTAATAGTCTACTATTAATGATGCTATCGAGTAAATTGCACAAGTAACGAGAACTATAAAAATATATTTAGCATTTTGAGAGTTTCTTTTTTTCTTACCGATTTTCATAAACTTGTCGGTTTTATTTCTTAAAAATCCCTTTAATTGCATAAAGCGCCCCTATTAGTTGCGATAACGCAACTTGCCTTATAAATGATTTGAATAGATATCTCAATAAAAAGATTGTGTATTTTGACAACTAATAGGGAATATTACCAAAAGCGTTTGCAGCGTGGACAACGAGACATGTTGAGAGTTTGCCATAGGCTAAGCTGTTTTTTGCAGTGTGGACAATTCAAAGAACCATCGCCGCCGTAGTCTTCATCTCGTTTTTTAGTAACCTTAAGCATGAATTCGCATATGATACATGTGATCAGATATGATGTTGATAGAGCCAAAACTATCTGCAAATAAACTTTCATTTATATTTTATTTTCATGTTGTTGACTCGCTCATTTACCATTGTGATTTTTTCATCTAAAAACCAATGTCTTTTATCGAATAGTTTATTAATTTGCCCTTGTTCAATTTTTAGTGCTTGATAAAGCGACATTACACCTAGCAAACAAACAGTTAATATAACTATCCAAACTATGGATATTGTGACCAGAATAGAAATCATTATCTATTTTTTCCTATGAAATATAAAATAGCGCAGGTTAATAATGCACCCCATGCCATGCCGTTAACACTCGCAATAATTATAATTGCTAAAGTAGATAGATTAGATAGTTCCATTTTCTAGCCTTTCTTTTGCTCGTGCTATTTTTTCATTAACTTTTTTATCAATTTTTTTGCTGTCAAGAAATAAATAACACTGGTTAATCATAATGAAAACGTCCGCTATTTCTTCACATAACAAATCATAGGGATCTACACCCTTTTTTCTTCTTAGATGAGATATTGCGGTCACTAATTCGCCGCATTCTTCTTGTGTCTGGTTAAGTTGTTCCCATATATCCCTTTGCGAAAGCTTCTTTACAACATCATTAGCGGCTAATTTCACTTGCTTAACTCCGGTTTTGAGTATAATTACTTTAGTGCAGGGCGGTTAATATCATTAATCGAATAGAGAGCTAAAACCGTGATCGAAAAACAAGTCAAAAACCCTGCTTTATAAAGCCTTCCCGTTTTTAATTTCATATTCATGCCTATAGATTATATGCCCTAGTTTACCACATTTCACACAAACATATTCAGCACAACGACGGCCTACCAAAGTGACAGACTTATTGTAACTCCACCTATGGACACAGAATTTTTGATTTATCCTTACCAGAAACTTTTTCACAAAATGAAAATAAACTGTATTTTGCATATATAAACCCTTTCCCATATACTGTATCTACTGTATACAAAAACTTAACATGACTTGGAAGCAAAAACCACAATGGACGATATGTTGGAGAAACTAATCATGTTACAAATTTTAAAGACTATGGTTTACAGCAAGTCTGAAGACCAGAAGCATATGTTAGACACAATCTTAGATGGAGCTAATAAAGCAGCGCGTACAGTCGCTAATATTAGATCTATCAAAGAAGGAAAAGAGCCAATAGCCCTAGAGCCTCTTGCAAAAGAGCCGACAATTGAGAATATCTCAAATGAAACGAATGAAAGGAATTGTATGTCACCAATCGAAAGCCCTACCCCACCAAAAGCCCAATCGACTAGCCAGTATTCAACCGCGCCGCTTGAGAGCATTTATGCTGATGTAAATGTGCTAAGAAAAAAGCTTGATGCCCTCTATGAATCAGGAATTGTCGGTAAAAATGAAATCAACGAATTAATCGTTGAAACATTTACACTCCAAACAAAAATCTTCAATATGCTTAAAAACAAATAGTCGGTTGGAATTGCTTCCTTCCGACTATCCGAATTGTTTTCCCGTTGACCAGCTATAAATAGACTATCACCGGAAAACAGTCAACTTACTTTGCTTGTGCTGTGCGAAGAATTTCGAGAAGTAGGCCAGTGCCAATGTTTACATTGCCGCTATCAGCATTCGCTTTAGATAGCCACATGCTTTGACTTGCTGGGTCCCAACTTGTTGCCGCTCGGTTTTCTTCGATATCGTATTCAGAGATACGCTTATCTAAAACCTGCGCGCAACGAGCATGATTTGATTGTACGCTTGCCATGTTAGTAACAAACGCTGAGTTAGCCGCGCGCGCTTGCAATGCAACATCATTAGCAAACTGGCCATTAATTAATTCTAAAACATCACTTCCTTGTGCCATAATTTATCCCTTCCTTTGTTAAAATTAAAATATCCGATAGCTGTTCGGCACTAGCTAAGGGTTTATTTTTTTTGCATCTGTCTTAAAATTTCTAATAGTTGACCAGTTGCGTTTTGACCTGCACCGTTGTCTTGATTAGTTTTTGATAACCAGAAACTTTGACTTGCTGGGTCGAATGATGTTGTTGCCCTCACTTCCTCAATGTCATACTCTGCAATCCTTTTATCAATTACTTGCGCGCAACGAGCATGAACAGCGTTTACGCCCGACATGTTAGTGATAAAAGCCGAGTTAGCCGCCCTTGCTTGTAGAGCAACATCGTTAGCAATTTGACCTAAAATGATGTCATAAATGTTTTGGTCCACAGAGTTTCCTTTCACTGATTTTTTAGTAATAAATAGATTGTTTATGTAATTTTATGATATTACTAAAAATATTAAACGTCAATACAGCTTTAGAAAGGAAGACATTAAAAATGGCTGAATATGGAACAATATTTACAAGAATTCCTAAAAGGGTATATTCAAAACAATGGACTCCCTTTAGCAATTTACCAAACGTAGTAGATGTCTTAATCGACATACCCCAACCGCCACCACAACAAAGCTTTGATCCCAAGGATATTTTAAGGGGAAGTGAAGTAGAAAACTACTTTTCACAAGGTAGTAAAATGATTCGGGTATGCACCCACGGACGATGCACCCTAGGAAATGGGCAAACAGTACAAGTTAACCCAAGAGATTTTGTGCTCTACAATGAGAAATCGTTTGAGCCGATTGGAGTAATACCGGAAAGTGATTTCATGGAAATGTATACCGACAAGTTTGAGCTATGCCCAACCTGTCTTGCAAAGAGCGAGTTTTTGCGCATGGGTGGAAGAATCCCTCACATTGACGAGCTAATAAAGATGATTGAGAATGGAACCGAGATACC